CGCATCGCCAGCACCTGAATAGCCCTCAGCAATTTTGAATGGGCTTAATGCCTCTTCGCCTGCTGTAGTAGCTGTTGCAGATGATGTCAAACTGTCCGCATATCTTACTCTTAGTGTGTGGATTTGTCCCACAGGGCCTGTCATAGGTTGTACACCAACTAATTCGTTAGCGATAACCGTAGGCATAACCCTTCTTATTACTGGAAGGATCACTCTGTTAAGTGTAGCAACGTTGCCTGCACTAGATGCACCTGCTGTTGCGGCCTCAGCCAAGTACTTACGAGTGTTTTCTAATGTAACACCCATAACTGACTTTTTATTGCCTTCAAGGCCTTCTAGAAGTGCAGTTTTCGTATCCTGCCAGCGACTTTCTAGTAGTTCTGACATGTTTTTCTCCTTAGTTTAATCCTGCAAGTCTTCTAATGTCTATCACATTATCTGTGTTAGACGAACCTGCATCTATGTCATTATTTTCTTTATTGCCTGTAACTTCTGTGCCTTCTGTTAACGTCGCCTTGGTGTCCTTCGCTGGTGTGTCACCTGCTATTACGCTCGGTATGTACTTGTCAAACTGTGACTTTAGTCTGTCCGTCTGTACAGATTCCAGCAAATCTGTCATAATTGCTTTTTGCTTCTTGTTTAAAGGAGCAGTAAGTTCGCTAATGGTTTGAGCTCTCTTAGCTGAATCAGTAACTTTAGCAATTTCTTGCTGTTTAGACTCAACTAGTGCTTTTTGCTCACTAGCTTGTACTTTAGCTTCTGCTAATTGCTTGTCCTTCAAGTCAACAACTTTAAGTAGTTTAGCAGTCTCTGACTTCTCATTTAGATAACTGTTCGCATATTCATTAGCAAAAGATTCGAAAATCTTTCTACCAAAGTCATTTTTACGAGCTGAATCGATATCTTCTTTAAGTTGTCCAATCTCTTTCTTGAGACCTTTTTCAACTGTTTCTGCTACAACTGTAGTCGCATCCTTGATGAATTTGCCTTTAACTTTAGCTAGATGGGATTTGGCTTCACGTACTAAACGTACTTTTGTTTCTGCCAAGTCTTTTTTGTCTTCGTAGAACTCTGCGATTTCTTTTGATAAAGAATCAACAACGAAATCCTCAAGTTTTTGGAACTTACCTGCCATAGCCTTCTGGTCTTCGTGCAATTCGCCTACTTCTTTACCTAGTTGATCAATAACAAAAGTCTTTAATAGATCTGCGTTTTCACGCATTGCTACCGCATACTTTGCTCTTGCTTCAGCTAGTTTTTGACGATCGTCCGCAAACTCAGTAATCTCCGCGCCTAGTCTGTCTTCAAGCATTTTATCAATAGCTTCTACCATTGTTTGCTTGTCGTGCTCATACTTCTGAGCGAACTCTTCACGAAGTTCTGCTGTAGCCTGTAAGCGGTTTTCATTTACCTTATCGTTCCAAGCCTGTTCGATTTCTGCTCTGATTTCTTCTGAAATTGCGTTGTTTTCGAAGAGATTTTTCAGTGCATCTAACATTTTGTTTCTCCTAATTTCTGAGCCCACTGATAATGTTTACCAATGAGTCCTTTAGATACTTTTGTGCCTTTTCATCGCTTTTTAATTCGCGAGCCAAATTGAATGCCTTGTAGCCATGTTTTGTATTCATCAAATGCTCATAAATGGGAGTTGGATAAGCTCCCGGAGCACTTGGTTGTGCGACACAGTCAACAGTTATAATTTCAAACTCGCTGACTTCTCCGCTTCCGTCTTCTTTTACATTCCCAGAACCCCTAGATGAAACACCAATCTTAACGCCGTTATTAATCATTGTTGAAATTAGTTGTCCCATCGGGGTTGGAATGACTTTAAGTTTTCCGTAACCATTTGGTCCGTCCATCCACATTTCAGTTATCATGTGTGATACACGATCCAGGTTAATGTTGAGTCCTTCTGGATGATCTACTTCACCAAGTACACTATATCCGCCTTTAATCTGATCGTTGAGCGTGTTGACAGCTCTACCGATTTCATTAACAGGATATACTCTTTGATTAGCATTACGTACACCACCTTGGATGCATATACCTTTTAAGTACAAGTCCTTACCACCTGACTCATTTTCGGCATGCTCCACGACCATTTTTGCCTGGTCGAATGATAGTGTTTCAGTTAAAGTTAACATCTAACCTTTAGTCCTCAATTAGCTACCGATAGGTGATTTAGTATCGGCACCTGTTTCGCCTGAGCCTTTTTTCTCAGCTCCGTGGCCATTGGCTTTGTTGTATGCTGGTGCTTTAGCGTTACCAGGTACATTTACATTCCCCATAGAATCTTCTTTTGGAGTTTGTCCTGAACCTTTTGTATCGCCTTCGCCGCCTTGTGCTATGTTACTAGCTGTTCCACCCATGTTATTAGCACTTGCTACTGGGCTTTTAGCTTTGTTGTCTTCACCTTTTGGTGTAGCAACTTTGTTAACATACTCACGCATAACTTCAGTTTGTGACTTTTTGCCTTCAAATGCTGGCTCCATGTCTTCTACTGGAAGTTCTTCACCGCCAAGTTCGGAAGTTGGCATTACTGCTTCATCTTCCTTCTCTTCATCACCCATATCCATATCAGCGGCATCGTCGTCCATGTCATCCATGTCGTCTTCGCCACCTTTATCAGCCATCATTTTTTCAAATTCAGCTTTTAGGTCATCAAGAGCATCTTCTAAGTCAACAACGCGGTCTTCCATATCTTCTGCGTCATCGTCTTTTTCCATATCACCTTCATCGCCATCTTCCATGTCATCGATCATGTCATCTGCCGCGTCACCGCCCATTGGGTCAGCTTCTG